GTTTGGAAAAATAGACTTTAATATAATTGAAGATAACGAGTAGAAGTACATCGATATCGTCAATCAGGAACGGATTTTTTCACGCTTGAAATGCTGGTTACGTATATTTTAGAAAAGCGTCCTGTAGAAATACGGGGCGTTTTCTATGGAAAATATAACCCTGTTTTTACCCCAGTGAGAGCAAGCCGGAATGTTAGATCCATTTTAAAGAGCATATAAAAGTAGTACTTGTTTTATACCTGACATTCGATAAGTTTTGATAGATGGTGACCTATTATTTATAAAGTTAAATGTATTGACATGGTATGAAAATAAAAGTATAATGCAACTATAGAACAGTTGCAAAAAAGAGGTGGCGCTAAAATTAATGAGCCGATTGGAAAAATTAAAAGGAAGAATATTAAGTAAGCCTAAGGATTATACTTATACAGAGGCAAAGAACTTATTAAGACAATTAGGCTTTGAAGAGAAAAACAAAGGAAGAACATCAGGATCTCGAGTAGCATTTTATCGAGAAAATGATAAAAGAGTCATTTTATTACATAAACCGCATCCAGGAGATGTAATGGATATTGGAGCGGTAAAAAGTTTAGTGGCCTATTTACATGAAATGGGGGAACTGTGATGAAAAATAGTGTTTTGGAATATAAAGGTTATCATACAAAGATTGAATTTGATTCAGATGCATGTGTGTTAAGAGGAAAAATAGAAGGAATTAATGATTATGTTGATTTTGAAAGCACAGATGCCCAAATGATTGAAAAAGAGTTTCAAAATGCTGTTGATGATTATTTGGCATTTTGTGAAGAAGTGGGAAAAGAGCCGGATAAAGAATATAAAGGAACATTCAATGTTAGAATTAGACCGTCATTACATAGAAAATTAGCCATGGTTGCATTTAAAAATGGAGAATCTTTAAATCAAACGGTAGAAAATGCTATTCAAGCGTATTTAAATGAAGGTATGCAAAATGAGGTAGTTATAAAAGAGGCAGTTTCTAAATTATTAAATGAATATAATCGTAATTATGCAGGTGCTGTTTTGAATGGAATTACAATGGGGGTATCTATATCGGGTTTACCAAACAGGTTGAATGGTACAAAAAATATAAACATGGAATATAGGCAATAAGAGGAGAAAAAATGATTAATAATTTTTCTGAATATTTTGAAAATCAACATGATATTTTTTTGGAAGATATATCGTATTCTAGATTAGGGACAGATGTTGTTGCAGATTGTTCTTTAAATTGTACTGATAATATTAACGCTCAAGTAATTGAAAATCAAGGAATAAAACTTGTTGTGACAAGGGCTTTAGAATTTGAACCTACAAGTATATTTTCTATGAAAATTGCATTTGGTGCTAATCTCTATTTTAAAGAAGACAAGATAAAGGCATTTGATTGGAGTGAAATTAATCTTGCGGAAGAGTTTAGGGAAAACGGAGATTTTATTATTAATGAACTAATGAGTCGAATTACACTTATGATTGCTCAAATAACGGCTTCTTTTGGACAGGTACCTTTAATTTTACCTCCTTTGATTCCAACTAATGATAGAAAAGATAAATAATTAACAGTTGTAATATTGTGAAGTTGGTTTCTTGGAATTAGGTTTTCTATGTAATAAAAAATAATAAAAGCACTCAATACCTATGACATGATGCCTCTTAAGCAGACAGGGTAAATAACCGGATCTACTTAAGGGGAATCAGGAGAGGTATTGGGTGCTTTATTATTTGGAATATTCTCTGTTTCAAGGAATGCTGCTTTTAAATCGTAAAATTTAGCTCGATATTTTTCTACATTGAGATTAGACATATATATTTGCAATTCATCGAGAGATTTAAGAATCGCAGATAAAGAATTTAAATCTTTGATTGTATTACGCCCATGTTTTTCTTTACCAGTAAGGAGTGCATGATAACAATAACTATTTGAAATATTAGTATTGCAAGAGGTTGCATATTGTCTGATTTGATCTAATAGTAAATTACCGTTTTCAGTTGTTATAAGGTAATCCAATATTATATTCCAGTCAGTGGCAATTTCTCTATATGTGGAATTTTCTTTTCTAATTTGATACATATTTAATATGCTTAATTTTTGAAAAGCATCAGGAGAGAGCGCATAAGTTTTATCTATATATGCCTGAAAATGAGTATCAGATTGTAGTCTACCCAATAAAAAGTCTACATCACAGTCGAGAATTGTTGATAAGTTAATTAGTTCTAATGTTTTGGGTAAGGTGTTTTTTTCCCAAGATCTGTATGTTTTAAGTGTTACATCAAGTATATCTGCCAACTGTCTTTGTGTAAATCCTTTTTCTTTACGTTTCTTTTTCAGATTTTTAGTAAATGTGTTTATTACATCTTTATGCTCGATTATAGGTATATTATTACTTATTTTCATTCAATATTCCTCCAACAATGAGTAGTAAATAGGTAATTGTTTACCTATATCATATCAGATACAATTAGACTTGTAAACAGCAAACAGTTGATAAGACGAAGTGAACACGAGGTGAAAGCATGATAAAAACAAACGAACACAATGTATCATTTAATGATTTAACAGTCGATACCGCAGGGCTTCAGGCATTAACGCACGCAGGTATTAAAACTGCAACAGAAATTGGAGTGGCAGCAGGAGCAAAGATTTATGTAGGAAGACGCGTTTTGTGGAATGTAGCAAAAATCAGAAAATATCTGGACGAAATTTCTGAATAAGGTGGTGATTCTATGGGAGTATACGAAAACCTGTTGCCGGGGAAAGAAAACGCACTGACACCGGAGTACCTTACTGTAAAATGTCACTTTTCCAGTGTTCGAATGCTTCAAAAACAGATCGAAGCAGAACGCAAGGCTGGCAAAGTCATATTATCAAACACAACTCCGCCTGGAGGTTATTATCTTCCCGCAGCAGGAGACACAATGGAAATCCGAAAGTTTATTCGTACACTTAAGAATCGAGGAGAGAATACTTTGAGGATTTTGGAGAGCGCGAGAAGTTTACTGGAAGAACTGGAGAGTGATGAATTTGAGTGATCTCCAGAAGATAAAGGAACAGGTATCCATCCGTGATGTTGCAGAGTCTTTGCTGCATTTGGAAAAACAGGACGGGAAGTACAAGTATCCGGGAGAACGAACTGCGAGCATTCAGTTGTATACAGACACTCAGTCATTCAATGATTTTGGGAGAAATGTTGGCGGTGATATCTTCAAATTGGTTTCACATATTGAAGGAATAGATTTCAAAGAATCGCTTGATGAGATTGTCAATTTTTTTCAAATTAGAGATGTAGAAAATAAAGATGAAGAGTCATCTCGTCCGCGATGGATTAACTATTTGGAAGAGAAGAAAAAATGTCGATATATTGAGCATTATAACTACTCTTTGATTAGTCTCAAAGGGGAATATTTAGGCTATGCATTCACTAAAGTGCGGGTAATGCACCAGATAAAGAAAAAAGATGATAATGGCGATGAGGTTTTGATATGGGACAAGACCCTGATTTATGGAACGCTTAATGGTGATTATATCAAATGCAAGTTAGAGAAGAAAGCAAAGGATACTTTTGCCATTTATGGTAGTTCTGTTTTTGCAATTCAGGAAGCGATAGATCGTCAGGAGACAATCTTTTATACGGAAGGTGAAAAAGATGTAAATACGCTGATGGAAAAGGGATATACAGCAGTTACCTGCGGCGGATCAGGAGACTGGAAGTCAGATGCTTCTATTCTTTTTCAAAATGCGAATGTAATTGTTCTAGCTGATAATGATAAGCCGGGGGGAAAACTGGCATCTACTGTTGTAAAAGACCTAAAGGGCGTAGTCAAGAGCATTAAGATAATTGTTCCAATGCCAAATACGCCAAAAGCAGATATAACCGATTATTTTGAAGCGGGACATACTGTTGAAGAATTTAAAAATTTAATAAAAACAGGTGATGATACAGAAAGCATTTGTGCAGAAGTTCAGCAAGATCAGAAGCAGGATGTAGGCAAAAAACGAGCCGTAACACAAAAAAGCAAGGACGAAGTAGCTGGAGGTCCAGCATTAGTCTTTAAATTCCTCGACTGTAACTATGATGAAGATGGAAATGTAAAAAGCGTAAAACAGCTTGTACATAATTTTGAAGTCGTTATGGATAAAGACAGTCGTTTCGGCGGAAAAATCCGCCTTAATGAGTTTGCACAACAACCTTACCTATATGGTAGCGTACCATGGGAAAATGAGAATAATTGCAGAGCATGGAGCAGTCATGATGATTCAGCCCTATTTTCACTGATACAGGTTGATTATGGGCTTAAAAGCCGACAGGACTTTGCAGATGCGTTGAAAAATGTTTCTATGCGTAATAAGTTCCATCCGGTAAGAGAATTGCTGGATGCCCTTACATGGGATGGAGAAGTACATATACGAAAACTATTACCGGAGTATCTGGGTGCAGAGGATTCTGATTATACATATCAGGTTATGCGCCTTTGGATGCTGGGTGCTGTTTCAAGAGTGTATAAACCTGGAAATAAATTTGATTATACGATTATTTTACAGGGTTCACAAGGCATTGGCAAGAGTACGTTTCTGAAATTGATGGCTTTGGACGATTCCTGGTTCAATGATTCGTTGGATAGTTTGGATTCAGATAAAGCGGTACAGTCCCTTACAGGCTCATGGATAATTGAGCTTGCAGAGCTTAAATCATTGGCAAGGACGGCGGGCGGTGTGGAGAGTGTAAAGCGATTCCTGACAGCCACACAGGACAAATACAGAATCCCTTATGAGCGTAGGGCTGATACATTTTACAGGCAGTGTGTATTCGCCGGGACAACTAATAAAGATGATTTCTTGCAGGATGAAACAGGAAACAGGCGTTTTCTTATTATTCACACAGGCGTTACAAAACCATTTAAGGGCCTTTTTATACCAGAAGCTATGGACGATATAAAACAGGCATGGGCGGAAGCAGTGCATATTTGGAAAAACGAAGATCCACAGTTGATACTTCCGGAAAACTGTATGCAACAGGCTAAAGAGCTTCAAGAGGCAAATATGGCAGATGATGGCAAGCGTGGAATTATTCTGGACTACTTGGAAGGAAAAACTCAGGTGTGTGCAAGAGAAATATGGTTTGAAGCATTGGAAGAAAGCATTTCTCCAAAAAGTTATCAGACATCGGAAATAAACAGTATTATTGCAAAGGTACCAGGATGGCAAAGAATGAAAACTCCACGCAAATTTCCTAAGTATGGAAGTCAGAGAGGGTTCCAGAAGATGTTACTACAAACTGAACCGGAAAAAACTACAAACTCTTCTGACTTTGTGCCAGTTCCTAAACAAGAACAAATGGAAATACCGTTCGAGTAGGCGATTTTGAAAGAATGTAGTCAACTTTGTAGTTAGAATGTAGTCAGCTCAACCCCAGCATTTATGGGCTTTTCTACAATAACTACAAAAACTACATTCTATAAAAAGAAATATATAAAAGATAATAATATAGGGATATAAGGGTATATAAAGAAAACTTTAAACTTTTTGGAACGATTGTAGTTGTAGTCTGTAGTTGGATTTTGTAATGGATTTTATAGGCGGCTTACCGCCGGAAAGGATAATGAACATGAAAATTTTAATGCAGAATTTAAGCGAGGTTACTGATTTTAATTCCGGAAGAATACAAATATTACTTACACCTTATGACGATGCTCAGATAAAAGCAGCGATCGTGTATGGAGGATTTGTGTCAAATTCTTTTAAAGTTATGGGCACATATAAAAATGAGGAACGTGCAAAGGAAATTGCAGAGGATATGTTAAAAAAGAATGAAGATAAAGAAAGAGTCTATATCATGCCGGAGGAGTAACCAGTGAACGATAAAGAAGAATTAAAGCAGATATATGACATCTTCGCGGACTGCTGGAGGTTATACAAAAAGCTGTATCCTCCGGGCAGACCTGAAGACGATGCATACTGGCAGGGAATGATGAAAGAATTAGAAGTGTTACGGAAGAATTATCATCATTCTCGGTTGTGTGAGGACCTTCTTTGTGCTGTTGTCAGGGATCTAGAAACAAAATCCAAAAGAAGTAATCCTGCTGCCAGTATGAAAGAGTAATGAGGGCGGTCACCCTTGTGATGCATCATATCATGCTAGGCTGAACGGTGCAAGATGGGGCAAACATGTACCACAACTGTGGTCAGGTTTGATGGTAAAATATATGTAACAGGTAACATTTCATTGTTTCGGAGGTGGTTTTGTTGGTAGTTATTGCACTTTTGTTATTTGTGATTGTATGTGAGCTGGCGGCTATTTATGACGGACAAAATGGAGGAAAATGACATGGGAAGAAAGAAGCAGATTTCAGATCAGAAACACTTGCACAGGGAAAGAATGCGATTGCAGAAGGGCGTGTTTAGCTCTCTGGCTAATGCGGTTGGGAACATTGGAGAACTTTATGCGGACTTCGTGCAGAGCGATGAGGTACGTAATTCCATGAAAGCTACAGCGGATAAAGCAATTGAATGCATGGATAATATCAAGGAACTTAACGAGCTGGAAGAACAGCTGAAAGCAGAAGAACAGGAAAGTGAGGATGAGGATTAATGGAAAAGGTAATAATTCAGACCGGTGCGAAGACATACCAGATTGCTGATCAAGACGGAAATGATCTGGGCGTGTTCAGATTTATTCCTTCAGATGCAGGTATTTTAAAGAGGTATAAAGAAGCCGCAGCGTTTTTTACTGGAATCAATGACAAAATCAAGGACAAAGATTTCGAGGAGATTCTTCCAGATCTGGAAAAGGAAGCCGGGGAGAAGATTGATCTGTTGTTTGGTGCTCCTGTATCAGAGAGTTTCTTCAAGATTACCAGTCCGTTTACCATTCTCGACAGCGGGGAAATGTTCGCAGAACAGATTATCACTGTAATTGGTGGAATCATCGAAAAAGAACTGGATGCCAGAGAAAAGGCGCAGCAGAAAAGGATAAAAAAGTATACTGACAAATACGCAAAGAAAGAAGTGGCCGAAGCGTAGTTACATAACAGGGCTGTCCTGGTAACGGGATGGTCCTGAACATATAACGGCATTGGAAACAGGATTCAGTGCCCGAACCTCAAATAGTTTGGAGGCAGATATAACATGGCAGATGGTTCAATTATCATTGATACCAGAATAGATACCGGCGGCGTGTCGAAAGGAATGAATGCTGTGAAGGCTGGAATGACCAGAATATCCGCACAGGTATCGAAGATGGGCGATTCAGCAAAAAGTTCTTTCCAGAGGCAGATAACAGCGATAACAGACCTGTATCAGAACTACGAGAAGCAGGAACGTAAAGTGTCAGAGTTGAAATCGAAGCTGGAAGAACTGAGCAAGGTCAAGATCGAGACAGAAGAATATAAAAAGCTCAAAGACGATATGAAAACTCTGGAAGATGAGTTTGAAAAGATAGAAGCGAAACAGCGTGAATGGCTGGACATGGGCTTTTCGATAGACTCTGCACCGCTTAAGGAACTTGACAAACAGATGGATGGTATCTGGGCAGATATTGACCGGTTACAGCGGAAACAGAAAGAGATGCAGGCAACTGGAAGGGCCTATGTGAATCCTACATCAACAGATGCGTATAAGGGTACAGCCGAGAAGTATAATACGGAATCGCAGAAGCTGGAACGCATAAACGGAAGACTGTATTCATCGTACAATAATCTAAAAAATAAGGTTAATGAATACCGACAGAAAAATAGTCAGCTTACACAGGTAATGCAGAATCTTCAGAAAGCCGCTGCACGTGTAGGTATGGTTGTGAAGAATATGGGCTCAGCATTGAGAAGTGCCGGTTCCTCGATTAAGAGCATGGTCTCAGCGATGAAAAAAGCTGTGGAGAACATGTTTAATCTGAACAAACAGACAAATCGGTCGAGAATGAGTCTTTCCCGAATGCTGGGAATGTCGTTGCTGTTTTCAGGGGTATTCCGGGCGATAAGTGCTGTCAGTGATGGCGTAAAGACCGGATTTGAAAATCTGGCACAGTATTCTAACAGTACCAATTCAGCAATCTCCTCTTTAATGTCCAGCATGACGAGGCTGAAAAACTCATTTGCTACAGCCTTTGCACCTGTTCTCACCGCGGTAGCTCCGATCATGTCAAGATTTATTGATATGATTTCCAGGGCAATTACTTATGTGGGAATGTTCGTTGCGGCACTGACCGGACAGGATACTTTTGTAAAAGCGGTTGGTGTTCAGGAAGATTATGCTGCAAGTCTTGATAAGACCTCGAAGAATGCGAAAAAGGCATCGAAGCAGACAAAAAGCTATCTTTCTTCGTTGGATGAGGTGCACAAAGCTTCAACCAGTGGGAGTGCAGGAACAGATGATTCCGGTGGATACAAAGCACCTACACCGGGACAGATGTTTGGAACGGTTCCGATTGCAAACAGTATTAAAGGGATTGCAGACAAGATCAAGAAGCTTATTAAAGCTGAAGACTGGGAAGGTCTTGGAGCTTATATAGCCAGCGGAATCAATAAAGGACTTCAAAAAGTCTATGATGCTATCAACTGGAAAAAGGTTGGACCCAAAATAACGAAATTCTGTAATGCGTTTACCAGAACATTCAACAGCCTGGTAGATCACATTGACTGGGATTTGATGGGGCGGACTGTTGGCGCCGGCATTAATACGATTGTAAATACCCTGAATCTTTTAATTACAGGAATTGACTGGAAAAACCTTGGTAAGAAATTTGCAACCGGAATCGCCGGCTTTGTTCGGGAAGTCAACTGGAACAATCTTGGACAGCTCATAGGAAACAGGTTCATGATTGCCTGGAATATCTTTAACGGAATGGTCCACAACCTTCCGTATAAGGAAATCGGACAGGCTGTTGCGGATGGATTGAATGGTGCTGTATCAAGATTTTCTCTTTCGGAAATCGGAGATACACTGGCAACTGGATTAAATGGTGCATTCACATCATTGTACAGCTTTACAGAGCGTTTTGACTGGTCAGAGCTGGTAAATAACATTGCCGGTGGTATCAATACCTTTGTATCGGAATTTGACTGGAAAGCGAATGGACGTAAGTTGGAAACCTTTCTGGACAATCTGTGCGGATCCCTAGTGGATATGGCAGAAAAGACAGACTGGGAGGCTTTTGGAAAAGGTGTCGGAGATATGCTGACACAAGTTGACTGGCTTGGACACCTGAAGCAGGTGATAAAAGCTGTTGTCAAATCGCTTGGAGGCCTGTTTGATGGCATGGAGGCGAGCGGAACAGCCGGTAAGATAGCTGCTTTTCTTGGTAAAGCGTTTATTGCAGTGAAGATTGCAGATATAACGGGAATCAGTGACCTCGTAAAATTACTACTAAAGGCAATCGGAAAGAAACTGATCGGATCCGAAGCAATCGGAGAATTGTCCGGTAATCTGACTACTCTTTTAGGCAATGCAGTAAAAGGTGCGGCAGGAAGCTTTACTTCCCTTGCATCAGCTATTACCCCACTGGTAGGCACTGCAGGGCTAATTGCCGGTGTAGGTGTTGC